GTACTTGAGTCAATTATTGGTGCGGATGCAACAGGGAGCAGATTTTGAAGGTAGATTTTATATATATCACGATCCAAGTCAAACTACAAACAGTGTTTGGTATCAATCAATGTGCGTTGTTACTAATGTAGCTGTAAACGTACCTGCAAGTGGTTTAATAGAAGCACGAATAGAATTTGTAACTAATGGTGAGATTAGACTTCATAATGGAGTACCACCTTCCTTCTTGTTATTAGAAAGTAGTGATAAGATATTGCAAGAGGATGGCGAAGGTATTTTACTTGAAGATCCTTAAATTTAGATTTATGATGTACTTAAAAGTGATTTGACATGGCTGATCTACAGATTACACAATTACCAGAATTAGGTTCAGCCCAACTGCAAGCAACAGATCCGATTGCAGTTGCAGATGTCAGTGCAACAGAAACGAAAAAGATAACTGCAAAAAATTTAGTACAAGGTGCTTTTGGATTAGTAGATAATGCTTCTATACCAGCTACAGCACTTAGTTATCCTCTTTCTGTAGGACAAATTGTTACTGCAACTTTAGCCGATAATGCGGTTACTAACGCAAAAATCACAGATGCTACTATAACTGGTTCAAAAATTGCTCAAGATACTCTTACATCCCATCAGATAGCTCATAATGCAATAACATCAAGCGAACTTGCAGATAATTCTGTAGATACAGCAGCAATAGTTAACTTAAACGTAACAACAGATAAATTAGCAGCAACATCTGTAACTACCGCAAAGATAGCTGATAGTGCTGTTACGTTTGCTAAGACTAATTTTAGTAACGGTGATATTCCTGGAGCAAAACTTACTTCTGCTTCTGTTACATCTACTCAACTTGCTAATAATTCTGTAACTGCAAATGAATTAGCGGATAATGCAGTAGATACTGCTGCTATTACCAATAGTGCTGTAACAGGTGCAAAAATAGCAACAAACACAATTACATCAGGTAATATTGCGGACAATGCAGTTGGCGGTGGTGAACTAATTGATGGTGCTGTTAATACCTCACATCTTCAATCAAATGCTGTTACAACTGCAAAAATTACAGATTTAAATGTAACTACAGGAAAGTTAGCTAATAGTGCTGTTACTGCTCCTAAAATTGCTCAAGACGCTATTACTTCTCATCAAATAGCTCATAATGCTGTTACTTCTAGTGAATTAGCTGATAATGCTGTTGATACGGCTGCTATAGCAACTTCTGCTGTTACCGATGCAAAGATAGCATCAGGAATTGCAGGTACAAAAATAACAGATGGAACTATAACAGCAGCAAAATTAAATACATCTAATATTGATAGGTCACTAAATGTAGCATCAGGTAATTTAGGAATAAATAATGCAGTGACAGGTGGAGCATCTGCAAGAAATGGTATTACATATAATGCACAAGGACTTATAACATCCACGGCAGCATTAGTTGCAAGTGATATACCAGAAGCTACAGCATCAGCAGTTGGAGGTGTAAGCATACCATCAGCAGGTGGTTTAAGTGTTACAGCAGCAGGTGCATTATCAATAAATAATACTGTTACTTCAGCAACAGTATCAGGAATTACTTTTAGTAGTCAAGGTTTAATTACAGCTGCAACAGCTTTAGTAGCAAGTGACTTACCAGAAGCCACTGCTTCGACTATTGGTGCGGTATCAATACCATCAACTTCTGCTCCTTTAACTGTTTCAAATACAGGTATATTATCTATAGCAGACAGTGGTGTAACAGCAGGTACATATCCAAAAGTAACGGTATCTGCTCAAGGTATTGTTACTACTGGAACAGATCTTGTTGCAGCTGATATTCCCGATCTTGCCGCCACAAAAATAACTACTGGTACATTTGGTACGAATTTTGTAGCTAACGATGCAATTACCATGGATAAGCTGGCAAACTTATCTACTGGTTTTATACAAGAAGCATCTCCTGATATATCTGACCTACCAACAGGTGTATTCTGGTTACAGGAATCTACAGGACAGCTAAGAATATTTAACGGTAACAGCTTTTTCTCTGTTGGTTTTGGAAGATTATCAGAAGAAAACCTTAGATTTTGCGGTACATTTAACGCAACAAATGGTTTGATAGTAACACTTACAACCTTTGGAGTGTCAGCAGGTTTCAGTGTAGGCAATGCAATACCAGCAGGTACGGCAGCATTAACTGGTGCTTATTTTGTTTGCATAGTGGCTGGAAATGGAACAGCAGTTGTACCAGCAACAAGTTTTGATGCAGGTGATTGGTGTTTATGTATGGGATTAAATGATTGGGATAGAATTGATACCTTATCTGGACCTGGTAGTGTGTCCAGTTTGAATGATTTGTCTGACGTTACTATCAGCAGCCCAACAACAGGTCAGATATTAGTACTACAATCTGGTGGCTCTTTTCAAAATGTTTCCGTATTAAGTGGAGGAACTTACTAAATTGATGTATCCTTTAGTTAAGTCTAGGTAAACTATGTCGATTCAAATTAAATTAAAGAAT